TGGAGCGCTATAGCTATTTCTCTAGCTGTAAGAGCTGTGCCATTAGCTAACTCATTGATAATGTGAGTGTAGGCTGTCTGTTTATCTAGCTGTTTATGACTCTCTCGCTTTGTTGCGTCTGTTATACTCATATACACCCTCCTTATCTCAGCCTGTAGTTAGGTATGCTACTGTCAAACGTAACTATGTAACCTTTGCTCATTTCTATAAGTCTGCTGCCTATTGCCTCATCAAACTCTAACAGCTGCTCTATAGTCTTTTCTGTGGATATGATTACAGCCTTACGCTGTAGGTATCTGTAGTTGATAATCTCATACATAATGTTAACGTCTGAGTCTGTGATTTTTCCCTTAAGTAAGTCATCAATAAATAGCACTCTGGCGTTTTTGAGCTTGTACATATGCTCGTTGTATGTGTATTTATTATCACTACCTATTTGCTGCTTAAGAGAGGTTACAACGTCTCTGTATGGCATATAACGCACGCCTACACCGCTGTTTATTAGGTTGTTTGCTATAGCAAGCCCTAGTGTTGTCTTTCCTCGTCCACTGCTGCCACACAGCATTATGGAGTTGTTACGTTCACCCTCTATATTTTTAAAATTCTGAAAATATGTAACAGCCGTATTCTTAGCACCTATTAGAGCTGGCTCGTTAAACGTCTCAAAACCATTAAAGCCTTTTTTGCTGTCCTCTTCACTTATGCCACTGGAGGCTAAACGATTAAGCGCTATAACCTTTTCTCTACAGTCGCAAGGTTTAGCCATCTCTAAGCCGTCCTTAGTGTAAAATATCCACGTAGTACCTTTGCATTTTTCACATATAGCCATTAAAAATACTCCTTACTATTATTTGTAGTTATATTATTAGCCTTTAGGTGTGATAGGTCATATTTAGGCTGTGCTGCTGCCTTGCCTTTATCATCATAATTACCCTCAAGCACCTTAGCCATATTGCTATCTTTAATAAGCCAGTCAAAATTAGCAGACCAGTTACGGTTATTTGAACCCTTTAAAAAACTGCTTGCCTCTGCTTTGGTAAACAGTGTTTTAAAATCTTCCACCGTATACACTCTAAGCCTTGCCTTAATAGCCTTTTTTCTAACTTCTGAGAGGGTGCAAAGCTTAGGGAATGATACACAAGTATCATTGTACATATCAGCTATAAGCTGATAATTTACTTTTACCTCTCTCTCTTTTCCTATCTCTTTATCTTTCTCTATATCTCTCTCTATCTCTGTGTTGCTTATTGTTGCATTAGTGTTGCATTGCAACGTCTTTTTATTATTTCTTGAATTTCTTGACCTGATAGTACTTGCTGTTTCACTACCTATCATTGTCGGTACATCAGTTAATAACATTTCATCAGCTGCAACGTATTCTAAAAGCCCCACTGATTGAAGATAGTTTATAGTTACCTTTACGTTTTCCACGTCCTCATCTAGCTCTAAAGCTATTTCACTTGCAAACTCTTTTTCTATACCGTCATAAAATAGCTTGCCCCCATTGTTAATACTCAAGAGTGCCATTTTTAAATAAATGACTGTGTATGTATCTCCACCAGCTATATTACGTAGCTTTTTTATTTCTTTTGTAGTAAAAAAATTTTTAGGGAGCTTGAGCCAGTAGTAACGTTTGTTTTGACTCATTACATTTACCTCCATAGTTTCAACTTTTTAATTTTTAAAATAATGCCAGCCACTTAACATTATTTCACCTCCTTAAAAACCTCTGCATACTGTATGCCAAACTCCAGCGCCTCAGCATGATCATTAAAATATACGTCTATTCGTTTGTCCTTTATAGCGCCTCCACAGTCCTGAGCCTTATACTCTTTGCCGTTAATAACTATCACTGTGCCATATGGTATAACTGTAGGGTCTACTGCTATGCTATAGCCAGCTGTTAAAAGCTCACCACTCGCACCATATACAAGCTCATTACCAGCGCTGTCTACTGGTCTATCATTAGCCCACTTACCACAGCACTCACTACAGCTACAGTAGGCAGTTAACTTAAATTCTCCTAAACTAATAAACTTAGGAGCGGTTACAACCTCAGTTGTAGGCTCTGTAACAGTATCTAACTCCACAGGCTCTATAGTAACCACGCTTTTACTCGTCTCAGCTGGTGGCTCTGTAGTAAGCTCTATTATTGCCTCTTGCTTTCTTATACTGAGTGACAATACAGAGAGAGTTAGTACAGCGCTTAATAAAAATCTCTTATACATATCTCCTCCTATTGCACAAGCTCAAAATGTTCAGTTCTTACTGTATGTAATTGACCCTCATATTTAGAGTACTTATGCTCTAATATGTTTATGGTTATTTCTTCACCAGACACAACCTTTACTATTTCACCTTTGGTCATTTCTCTGTTAGTTATGCCGTAATGGTCATCAATAGCCCTTATTATGTCACCCTCCTTAAGTTCAATCGCCATATATAGCCTCCTTTTCTTCATTTTGCTTAATAGTAGCCGTTATCTTAATTTCTTCCTGTGCCTCTAACAGCTCTATTAAGGTTTTTAGTATACTTTCACCACTTATCATCATTTTCCTCCTGTCTAGTATAGTTTTCTATACTTTTTGAGCAAAAAAATATAAGTGAGCCTCTGACAGAGGTATATGTAACAACTCACACGCCTTAGCTATTTCTTGTGCTGTCCAATTAACCACGTTATTAAGGCGCTGGTTAATTGCTGTGTAATTCATTCCCATAGCTTTAGCAAAAGCTCGCTGAGTGTCATATACTTCTTTAATTTTAAGTTTCAACTTTTTATAGTCAAACACTCTTAACACCTCCTGTTTTTCTAGTATAGTTTTCTATACCTTACAAGACACATTATATTGATATAGTTTTTCTTTGTCAAGCACAAAATATAGATTTTCTATACTTTTTGTTTGTTTTTACGCTTAAAAAGTTGCTTTTTCTATACTTCTATGATAAATTAAAATCATTCTAAAATGTAAAGGAGTTCATTATATGAGTGGTCAATATAAAAATAGAGTAGGTGAGGCACTTACTATAAGAGGAATAACACAAATGGAGCTTGCCGAAAAATCAGGTATAAAAAAAGCGTCCATTAACCACTGGGTCAAACAACGCTATCAACCTAAACAAGTTGCACTTTTAAAAATGGCAAGAGTATTAGAAGTATCTGAAATGTGGTTAGCTGGCTATGATGTGCCAATGGATAGACCAGCAGCACAGGTTAAAATGGACGAATTAGCACAGGTTGTAAATGTAATAAGAAAAGATGAAAGGTTAATTAACTTAGTTGTCAATATTTCTAGGCTTAATGCAGATCAATTAACAACTATAGAGAGTATGGTTAATGAGTTGAGTAAAGTCAATCGTCTTCACTGAGCATACTGAGTATGAGGTACAATAGTTCAATGTCCTCACATTCTTCTAAAAGCTCTTTGATTGTATTTATAGTGTTTTCACGTTCTGTCATTTTATTGTACCTCCTACAAACGAACAAATGTTCTGGCAATAGTTATATAATAGTATTTTATGGTCGAATTTGCAAGCACTTTTATTATATTCAAATAATATAATTTACAAAAAATTATAATATGTCAAAGTAAAGTAAAAAAGGAGTAAATTATGTCAATAATCAGAGTAGCCTGTTACATAAGGGTTTCACATCAAGAGCAAAAATTACATGGTATATCATTAGACGCCCAAAGGGATAAATTAAAAGAATATGCAGAAAAACACGGTTTTATAATTGTAGAGTGGTATGAGGACGAGGGTATAAGTGGGCGTAAGCTCATTAAAAACCGCCCAGCGCTCCAGCGTATGCTAAATGACGCTCAGACTGGTAAATTTGACCGTATCATATTTATTAAACTTGACCGTTTCTTTAGGTCTGTAGCTGAATATCACGAATGTATGAAAAAAATTGATCCTGTAGTATGGACAGCTACAGAGGAAAAATATGACCTTACTACTGCTAATGGTAGAGCCTTTGTAAATATGAAATTAACTATAGCAGAGCTTGAGGCTGACCAGACAGGCGAGCGTATATGTTTAGTTAACGAATACAAGGTTAAAACAGGTCAAGCGCTCACTGGCGCTCGTAATCAAGGGTTAGCCTACACTGTACAAAAAATTGACGGTATAAAGAGAGTTGTTAAAGACCCAGCTACTAAAGAAATGTGTGAGGCTATTATTAAATACTTTTTAACGTATCAAAATAAGGCTGGTACAATACGCTGGATATATAACAAATATGGTATAACTGTTTCTATGACTTCTATAGAAAACTTTTTGACTGATACAAAACTATATGGCTTTTATAGAGGCAACCCAGAATATTGCGAGCCATATATAAACAAAGCTACTTATGACGAGATACAAGCTATTTTAAGCAAAAATATTAAGGCTACACCATCAAATAATATCTATATATTTAGTGGGTTAATACACTGCCCTAGTTGTGGCAAAAAAATAGTAGGCACAAATAATAGCCGAAAAGACCGCCCTACTACTTACAGCTATAGGTGTAATCAATACGCCATCTATAAAAACTGTGAGTTTAAAAAGACTGTGGGAGAAAAGAAGATAGAGACAGCTCTGTTAGAAAATTTTAACCAGTATGTAGGCGCTTATATTGAAGTGGCTAAGATTGAAGATAAAACGGTTAAAGACTCTCACGCCTCTGAAAAAATTAAAGAGATTGAGGCAGAAATGGAAAGAACCACAAAGGCATACCGTAAAGGACGCATGAAAGAGACTGAATATGATAAAGAGTATGACAAGCTAGAGGCACAATTAAATGAGCTTAAACAGCATTTACAGCCTATTAAAGAGCGTGACCTTACTATTTATGAAGACCTGTTAAAAAGTGACTGGAAAGACCTGTATAATGCACTGAATAAAGAAAATAAGAGAGCCTTTTGGCGCAAGTACATTAAAGAAATTAAACTCAACATTGACGGCACAGTACAAAGGGTTATATTTTTTTAGCCCTTTGTCGTACTAACCTATAGTGTCCATTTGGTGCTATACGATTAGTACAACATTTAATAAACCCTAGAGACTCAATGCCTCTAGGGTTTTTCTTATAGCTCCATGTGATCAGGGATAGATATATTACACAACTTTTTTAGTTCTGCTGCCACCTTGCTACCTCTATACAATCTAGTATCTTCAAACTGTATAAATTTTTCCTCGCCTGTAGATGACGTGTAAGAGATTATAAAATAAAAATGTCTCTCTTTTTTCTGTTTGGTGCCAGTGCCAGATACAGCGCCAACCACAGCACCGACACCACCAAACAATAAACCACCAGCCACAGCTCTACTTATAGATGACTTACTAACGTTAACTATCTCTGTCTCCATTCCATAAAATACATCTGTAATCTGACTGTATTTAAGCGTAGTATCTTGTTTACCCATTGGCATTTTTATAGTCAAATGGTCATCATATAGCGCCACATCATACATAAGATTAGCCTGTAAATTAGCGTGAGCCTCTACTAGCTTAAAAGCGTCACTGATAATAGAACCTTTAGTTTTTGTGAAAAAACCCATAATATACACCTCTCTTGTTTTTATACCATATTATACCAAAATATCAAAAATCGTCAATTAGAGGAATATAAAAAGCCCTACTATTTGCTGTAGTAGAGCTTTATGTATTAGCTTTGCTGTCTGCGAACCAGTAAAGCCATATATATTATAATCGTATTGTTATTATATATCAAATTTTCTATATGACCAACTTGTTAAATCAGTAGTTCTAAAGTGATTTTAATTGATGTTTAGTCCAATTTTACCGCCCTCAATCTCCCATGATGCAAAAGGCATACTTAATAAATCACTTGGTATATCGTCAATAGTTCCCTCAAACACATTTTCTTCCTTTTCATTATCCCACACATAACAATCATAATAATTATCAATTGCCATATTTACAAAATCATATAAAGTCATATCCATTTTATTTTCCTCCATTCACTTTCTAAAGGGTACTATGCAAGCACCCTTTTATATATTTCCTCTGCTGATAATTCCGTCATATTTGCGATTTTTCCAAACTGTTCTGGTGTAAAATTCCGCTTGTTTGCCGTTTCTATTGCTTGTGGGAATTTATCCGCTTTTACAAGTGCAATAATTTGTGCTATTGCTATCAAATCATTTGTTTTCTTTATTTGTTCTTGTTTCTGATGTTTCATTCTTAATCCCTCCATAAAATACACGATCTATAAGTTTCTACTGGAGCTTAACCTCTCCAGCTAGGTTTGTGTATTATTAAATTCTAATTCCAAGTAACATACATTCTCTCTTAGCATTACAAAACTTTACCCAGTTCTCATTAGTTCTATTTTCTAAGTATGCTATCTTAGCCTCTCTGTAATTGTTAAGTGCTTTATCTTTATCTGTTCTCATAATCTCTAATCTCCTTTACTGTGTGCTTGTTTATCTGTTCCTTATGATGTTATTATACTATAGCGCACTATATAACACAATATACACATTACACAAAATTAGCGCACTAATTTTAGTAAAATTGTATATAGCGCACTATTAAAGGGTAGTATATAATAAGAGAAAAGAATAGGAGGCTTTTATATGGCGTACAATGACAGACAAAAAGAATACACTATGAAGTATTTAGAAAAACTAAAAGAGATCAGATTTAGAGTAAAACCTGAGGAGTATAAAATATATGAAGAGGCAGCCAAAAAAGCTGGCTATCCTAGTATGAGACAATTTTATATAGACGCCCTTAATGAAAAAGTTGAAAAAATAAATACTTAGTGCGCTAATTATCCTTGACATATAGCGCACTATATAATATAATAGTATTATCAGATGAGGTAATACTAAATCTGAAATAAAAAGGAGAGAGGACAATGGAAGAGATGGCAGTATTTAAAAGTTACTTAAGACGTCTTATAAGAGACCTTAAAGACTTGAAAGAGGCTTTAAGGGCTAAGGACTATGAGAGAGCTGAAAAGCTTGTGGATGACCTCATAGACGATACTCAAAAAGACATTGAGGACTAAACACACTAAAAAGAGGACGCAACTAAGCGCCCTCTTTTTTTATGCTATGATAGAGTCAAAGTTAAATGTAGCTACTTTACCGTCTACACTTGTAACCTCTAGCTGACCGTTGTCATTTAAAGCCAGTTTAGTTATATTACTCAAAGACCCCCCAACCCAATCGCCCCATGTGTCACTAGAAATAGTATAGCACCTCGTCCACCTGTGCCCCATTCTGTCCAGTACGGTCTGTTGAATAAAAGACGCTGTAATAAATTCTACTATCAACTTGTAGTTATAGACAGTAGGGCTATTAACTATCTTTGTAGCTACGCTCGTACCTGTACAGTAATATGTGCCAGCCATTATATAGTCATTTAAGTCACTACCCTCTGGTATTTGCTCGTTTGCCAAATTCAAACTATGTACAAGCTGACCGTCATAACCCACAAAACCATATATACGTGTTATGTCCGCACCGTTTATACTTACGTCTGTCTCTGCGCCCTGTACTCTCTGTAGCAACGTACTATACACCCATGATATATAGTTGTTCATATCAATGTCTTTTAAATTAAAAATCATAAAAACACCTCCATACTATGTAATTTTTCTTAATATCCTTAGTATTTCAGTGTTTTTATCATTTGTATAAAGAGAACTAGACACCCATATGTATAATATCTACGTCAATAGCCTCTGTAGGTAAGGTTATAGCTGTAAATTCTAATGTATTATCACTCTGATTTACACACCGTATCTCTGCTGCTGAGTAATTTGTAACACTATCCTCTGTAGGTTGTACAAATACGCTTTTTGTGCTGTTCATGCTTATAACTTCTACGCTCTGCTTATAAATGCCATTCTCAGCCACCCAGTCAGCCGTAGTT